CTATTCAATATATCTAAATTACGCTCAATAATATCAATCTTCACCATCAATACATCTTCTACGTTATCCATTATCGCTCTCCATGAAGTTGACCATCTACAACGCTCTACAATCGTTTACAACATCGCTCATGCTACCCTACATCATCAGACTATCCAATCGTGGATTCTATCCCCCTTCTCGTCAGTCTGAACACTAATCCACGATCACCCTGTCCTTTCTCGAAGGAGCTATAGGCTCATTTTGAGCGGGTTTGGCAGGTTTTTGCGTCATCCGCAGCACATTGGATTCAATTCCCAATGCCTCGCTCACACAGCGTATTTGAGCCTCACAAAGTGATTCGCCATTTTTAAAATCGTTTAATAATTTGTAAGCCCAATCTTTACCTCCACTCGCTGGTTTCTTTTTCAAAATGCTGTCGATCTGTTTTTTAATTTGATTCATGAACTCAGAATTGGGCTTTTCAACGGTCTTGCTTTCCAACCGCGGTGGTGGAATATAAATATCCTTTCCATATCTCATAAAGCACTGGTCAAGAATAACCTTCCAACGTGCTTTCGCTTTATCGTAATTGTCCCGGCGCAAATCATATTGCCCATATTGCTGCGCTGCTTCAAAGACGGCTTTCAAATAAAAATCGCCTTTTGCTGCCTCAATGAATAATTGCTCGTAATGAATCTTTGGCTTTAACCAAGAAATGATGTCGGACAGTGAAGGCGGGAATTGTTGATCTTTAATCATGGGCCAGATTGTGCGAATCTGTTCCACGGGGAATTCACTTAATTCCGTTGCCCATGTTGAATACAATTCGTCTAATACCTCAGAAGGGTAATTTAGATTCAATTTGTCGCCGAACAGAATCTTCATCCGGCGCATCAATGGTTCGACCACCTGTACCAACATTTCGTCCACGGTTAAATATGTAATTGTTTGCTTCGAATCGTTGTTGCTGGATTGTTTTGTTTCCATTGTGGTTTGATCCATTTGGGGGTTTATTAAAAGGGCTGGTGATCCAATTCCTAAATGCGCCTTGCCAATCAATATATTTTTTGCCATGTGCTAAACAATAATCTCTAAAACGACATAATTCATATTCCAATTCACGATTATGTTGTTTTACGTATTCAAGCGTGGTTTCGTTTGGAGTGAAGTCATCTGACCATGAACGAGACTTTCCCTTGCGCTCACTCCCCCCAGCAAGGGGGGTAGGGGGGTTTAAAGAATTATCTTGGTTAATGATTATTGGAGATTGGTTAGGTAGACAGTTGCTAGATGCTGGGTTAGGGTTGGGTTCCAATTCGCTACCCAGCGGGTTCCTATCCGCTAGCGACTTGGTTTTAGCTTTAGAATTATTCTTTATTCTCAATGAGTTATCGGCTTTTTTCCTTCCACCTTTTTTTCCGTTTTCCTGCGCTGTTTTCTGTTTTTTGTGATAGCTATCAATTTCTTCATCGCAGCGATGGTGTCTCCACCCATTTTCGGTCAAAAAGAAGAAGTCATTTAACACTCTTTCTAGCACATCGGAACCAATCCGCAACCTACGCGCTAGCCAGTTGGTTTCGAGGGGTATTGGAGCCTCTTGATCGTAGTACATTTCTATTAAACGGCGATAGGCTAAATCTTCTTCATTTGTTAAATGTGCGGTTGCTGCACGATAATCTGAAATATGAAAATAATAGTAATTCATGGGATTGAACTCCCCCTTAAAATGAAAATTAAACGGTTGCGTTTTCTGGTGTTGACGCATTTCGTTTTTTTATCAATCTAAGTTTGTTGTCTTTTTCTTTTAAATGACTATCGTAAATAGCAGCGGACATTTGTTCCACGTCTCGGCAAAACATAATTAAAGAACAATAATTATTAAAAGATATACTTCTGCCTGTTTGTAAAAACTTAGTCAGCGTTGTGTAGTGCATACCCGCCATTGCAGCAATATCAACAAATGGCAATCCGGTTGCAATCACTCTATTACGAAGTTCGTTTAACAGTCTTTGCGCTTCATCGACTTGATGGTTGTAAAGGTTGTTCATTAGCGTTTCTCCTTGCATGACGCACATCATAATCATGTTCTATAAGGCTTCACAAGATGCAACCTATAACTTTTGCAAAAAAAACTTGTAAAACTTCTTGCGCACGATCTGCTGTCAGCGTATATTCGTGTTGTGTCGTTGCACTACTCCCCACGAACCACCCGTGGGTGACACTCACTTAACCACCAAGGAGACACCATGCAAGAACTGATCAAAGCGTTGATCACCGCTCGTCAGCGGTCTGAGAACGCAAAGAAGAATGCCAGTAATTCCCACTTCAAAAACAAGTACGCTGATTTGGCAGCCATCATTGATGTCGTCAATTTAGCCTGTGACGGACTAGGCTTGGCCTTCGTACAGGACTGCGTAAGCGATGCTGATTCCATCACTGTCACGACTAAGGTGCTGCATGAATCCGGGCAAATCATGGATTTGGCTCCCTTGACCATGCCCATCGTCCAAAAAACGCCACAAGCCGTTGGAAGTGCTATGACGTATTGCCGCCGCTACAGCTTGCAAACCGCTTTTGGGATTGCAGCGGAACTAGATGACGATGGTAATGCTGCCAGCCAGCGTAATACTCGTCCATCTGCCAAGCCGATGGAACAAGATCAAGAAGTCGTGAAGTTGATCAAGCAAAGCAATTCGCTCGATGACTTGGCGAAAACGTGGAAAGGATTAACACCCGAACAGCGAACGATCCATGCGGATGTTAAAGACTATCGCAAGAAGGAGTTGGAGGCATGAAAAAGAACGAAGATAAGCCATCGTTGCGTGAATTAAACGAATTGCGTCTTGAAGTTCATCGGTTGCGTGAAGAAGTGACAGAACTAACATCTAATTCAACTTTTTGGTTTAACGCGGCTATGAAGAATGAAGAAATGGCTGAGGGTTTAGAAAAGCAACTACTTCATTTAGTCGCAATGTCTACTTATTTTCAAGGAAAACTAGAATGAGCGAAGAGATTGATCACGTCCCAAGCGAGCAAGTTGAACAACGCTCCGCACAATGGTTTCTTGAGCGACTAGGCCGCGCTACTGGTAGCAAGTTTAAAGACGTTATGGCAACCACTAAGACCGGCGAATCAGCGTACCGTAAGAAGTATAAGATTCAATTGGTTGCAGAGCGTATTACAGGTAACGCTACAACATTCTTTGTCAATGCAGCGATGCAGTGGGGAACAGATCACGAAGACGAAGCAGCCGAGCAATTCAGTATTCACACGGGTTTGCTATTGGATGAAATTGGCTTTGTTAAACATCCAAATATTATGTGTGGCGTATCACCTGATCGCATTATTCATACCGATGAAGGCACAGCTATTTTGGAAATCAAATGCCCTGAAACATCCACCCACGTTGAATGGATGCTGGAGGGCGGTTTACCTGATCAACATAAACCGCAAGTGCAGGGCCAGATTTGGCTGATGAACGCGCCTTATGGATATTTTTGTTCATACGATCCCCGAATGCCAGCCAACGCTCAATTATTCATCGTTCGAGTTGAGCGTGATAACGAATACATCAGCAAGCTGGATACTGCTATCAGACAATTTCTGTATGAAGTAGATGAAATGGAAGCACAACTACGCAATTACGCGATTAAACTTTAAGGAGAACACTATGCAATTGATCGGACTAGCACGAATTGGTAACGAACCCGAAATCCGTTACACCAAAAACGATGACGCAGTATTGAGCCTGTCTTTGGCCTACAACTACGGTCGCAAGGGCGAAGATGGATTCAAGCCTAGCCAGTGGGTAGACGGCGCACTGTGGGGCAAATTAGCTGAAGCATTGCAGCCCTATCTAAGCAAGGGCAGCACAGTATGCGTGACGCTCGATGATCTGCACGTTCAAACTTACGAAAAGAAGGACGGTTCATCCGGCAGCAAACTGGCAGGACGCATCACCAGCATCGAATTGACCAAACGCGATGCACCAGAAGAAGCACCCGCACCTAAACGGACTGCTGCTGCGGAACCTAAACGTGATGCTATGGAAGGTTTTGAGGACGATATACCTTTCTGACCAAGTCTTTGATTCTAAAGGATATTTTAACAGTATTGCGCGTGAGATATAAATTTATTGACAACACCAAATCTCACGCATATATTAAGGAGGTCTAATGCCAAAGCAGACAGACAAATTAAATGCGGATGGTGAACAGTGGTTTACCGTGCGTGTTGATAAACAAATGTTAGATAAGTTGAAACAACTGGCTGAACAGCAAGAACGCTCAGTCAGTCATCAAATCCGGTTTATGTTGAAAGAAGCATTATCTAAAATCAAATAAGGAGATTCATTATGCGTACCACCACGCTGTCTGAAGCCCAAAGTCATTATGACAATCTAACACCACCCGATGATTATGATCCAATTGATTGTATTTCAGATTATGAATACCGCAAGTTGTCTCGCAAAATAGCGCGGGAAGAGTGGGAAAGCATTATCGAATACGTGCTCGAATCCACTGATCTATTGCCCGCGTTCGAGGCTGGCCCCGTCACGCTGGGCAGCACATTCTTTGCAGCGATCACCGAGCAAATTGACGGGCGTATCGTGGATCAATTGAATGCGAGTAATCGCGATGATTGATAAACAATACGAAATGCCGATTGTACTACAAGTGATTTTAGCCATCGTCACACTGTTTGCCCTTTGGATTCTACTAAGCGTATTGTTAAGTTTTTAAGAAAATGAAGGATAAATCATGCAAAAACTTACTCAACGGTTATTGGATGGAATGCCATACACCCCAGCAGCAAAAACAGATGTCAGTAAGACGTGGGCTAAATATGGTTGGATTCCACCTAGCAAATTGAAGGAGGAAGAATGCAATTTACCATCGTTATCATCGCAATACTCGCCATCGGTAGTGGAGTTTTCTACTACCAAAAAACGGAAACACAGATAGACCAATTGCAACACGAACTAATAACAATGCAGAACGACCAGATAGATTACACCAGCCACATTGCACGTCTAACTGGTCTACTGCGCCGACATCACATTAAATACGGAGAAATAGATGCTAAACGAAAATGATATTCAAGACATGGCTACTGCTGAACCAGTGCAAGAAGCACCAAAATTAGTTGGTTATATCGTGATCTTGCCCGGTGAACCCGGCTCGAAACTGCCTGAACCAATGATTGGTTTATACGTTGAGCCATCAGCAGCAATCATTAAGAAATGGAAAGCCATCGGCTTTGATTATCGACCAGTAGAAGCAGCCTCATTTTAATTAAAAGGAAATAGCCATGAAAACCACCTTCATCGCTTTTGCAGCACTCGCACTCGCAGCCTGTTCACAAACACCTATGTATCAAAAAGAGAACGCGCCTATTCGCGGATATAACGGTTTACAGGCCATGACGCAAGATCAAGTTATTCAACAAACGCATAATTGTCTGGATGCCAATATGCGACCCAGCATTGAATATATGAACCAACAATACTCCAATGGCAGCGTACAAGTACCTGTACAGGTTAATTGCTATCCATCTTGGAGAAGGTAAATGTTTATCGGTTTTCGTAAAATATTTGCGCGACCCGAAACCGATGCACCCAGCATGGGCAGCATTAAGCTGTCGGATGACCACGGCGTGTTTTGGGTATTCAATCCACAGCAAGACATTACGCCTTACGAACTGGCTAAACTGATGCCACTGTTTTCCATGCTGCCGCTCTGTTTAAAAACAGGGCTGAATTGGCAGGGCTATGTGGAAAAGTATGGTTTGTGGCGACACTTTGAGGCACAGAAATGAAAGCGGATCAAATTCAATATGGCGGTACGCATTACAAAGACATGGGGATGCAGCCGTGGGAGGTGATGGAGTGCCTTTTAACCAAAGAGGAATTCATCGGCTTTTTGAAAGGCAACATCATTAAATATTCCATGAGAGCTGGTGTAAAGGGCGAAGCAAAAACGGACTATGACAAGGCCAGACACTACCGCCAGAAATTATACGAGGTATTAGGAAAATGACATTTGAATATGGAGCCAAGCTGAAGGATAAGAACAGATGAGCGACAATTTATTAACTAAAGGAGAATCAAAAATGGAAACAATTACAATTAATGGCGTTGAGTATGTTCGTGCAGATAGCGCACCATCAGGAAACAGAGCAGTTATTGTCGTTGATCGTGGGTGGATTTTTGCCGGTGATGTAGTTCGTGAAAACGGACGGATTCGATTGAGCCGTGCCGTCAACGTAGTACGATGGGACACAATCGGATTTGACGGAATGATCGCCAATCCAAAATCTGAAAACGTCATAATCAAGACAATTCCGAACGGTGTTGATATTCCAGAGGTGGCTGAAGTGTTTTGCGTCCCCGTTTCAGATGGTTGGGGTTTGTGATGTTTAGACCTATTGGCTACGACAACGGAGACGGCAACGGCTACGGCATCGCCTACGGCTACGGCTACGGCATCGCCTACGGCAACGGAGACGGCTACGGCAACGGCATTGGCTACGGCTACGGAGACGGCATCGGCTACGGCTACGGCATCGCCTACGGCAACGGCAACGGCAACGGCTACGGCATCGCCTACGGCAACGGAGACGGCTACGGCTACGGCTACGGAACGGTTGGATGTCTCAGGATGCTGAACCAACGAAGTGTCGTTGTAATGCAAGGAGTAGAAGAATGAACGAACGTCTGATGGAACTGTATGACCAAGCAATCATTTTAGAGGGTAATGATGACTATGTGGCAGGTGAGTTAGACCCTGTTAAGTTTGCCGAGTTGATTGTGCGGGAATGTGCTCGCAAAGTCACTGGAAATGAGGCACTGAACATTTTTGAACATTTTGGAGTTGAATAATGAAAGAAGAAAAGTTTCAAATTCGAGAACTTGCCAAACAGGCTGGATTTATGCCGAGTAATTTTATTTCGAGATGGGACGCTGAATTCGTCCTGTTTGCCGAGTTGATTGTCAAGGAATGTATTGACATTGTTGGTGTTGGTGGTGAATTTGCTAGCCGTTCTAAACTGGTTGAAAAACTACAAGAACATTTTGGAGTTGAAGATGACTGAACAAGAAATTATTGAGACGGCTATTCAAGGCCATGCAAGCACTCGTGATGCGATTCGGTGGGCAATCAAACAGGCACTACTAGGAAAGCAAACTTGCGATATGGGTGAACTGTATTTGCAATGCCCTGATGCACAACCAAGTCAAGAGCATTTCGAGCCTGTGGGTAAGTTTGCTAAGTTTAGCGATGGTATATGGCGTGAAGTAACTGATGGGTCTGCGGGAATTCCTCTCTACACCAAAACTCAAGGATAAGAACACATGAAAACCAAAGAAGAAATCAAAGAAGCCTTGGCAGAGCCAGAGCAGGAGCAAAAATGAAAACGACTTTGAACAAAATTAGAGAACATAGCCCATGCGTAAAAAGATGGGAAAAGCTGTTGCGCTATCTTGGAAAAACTAAAGCAGACGATGCGCCATTGCCAATCTCAACCATCATAGACAGCAACGGTCTAGACGATGCTTTCTGGTGTCTGATAGCCGTGGAAGAACATGAACGTGAACTTCGACTTTACGCCGTATGGTGCGCTAGACAAGTGCAACATTTAATGAAAGACCAACGAAGCCTCGATGCCTTAGATGTTGCAGAGCGTTATGCCAATGAGAAAGCAACAGCCGATGAATTGGATGCTGCGAGGGATGCTGCGTGGGATGCTGCAAGGGCTGATGCGAGGGATGCTGCGTGGGCTGCTGTGAGGGCTGCTGCGAGGTCTGCTGCGTGGGATGCTGCGAGGGATGCTGCGTGGGCTGCTGCGGGGGCTGCTGCGGGGGCTGCTGCAAGGGATGCTGTAAGGGCTGCTGCTAAAAATGCCCAAGAAATAGAACTGCGTAGGATTTGTGAAAAGATTTAATTACATATACGCAAGCAAAACTCAAGGATAAGAACACATGAACGAACGTCTGATGGAACTGTATGACCAAGCAATCATTGTAGAGGGCAATGGTGACTATGTGGCAGGTGAGTTGGATCCTTTTAAGTTTGCCGATTTGATTGTGCGGGAATGCGCCAATGTAATTGCTGAGCATTATGATTCTAGCGAGCCTTGGATAACACCAGACACACTTATTTATCATTTTGGAGTAGAAGAATGAACGAACGAATTCGAGAACTTGCCCATGAGGCCGGGTTACCAACATACAACCCTGATGGTCTTCCCACCAAACTCGAAAAGTTCGCAGAGTTGATTGTCAGGGAATGTGCCGAAGTTTCTATCAATAATGGATGCGGAGATTTTGTTGATATTGAACAAAAGTTGTTTGAACATTTTGGAGTTGAATAATGACCAATCAAGAACTTGTTGATACGCTGAACACAGCCAGTGAAAGTGCTGGTGGCAATATTGCCCTGTCCATGCTGTTGAAAATTGCCGCAGACCGTATTCTAGAATTGGATGACCGATGTGATGAATTGACCGCAGACAAAGGTACTTATTTTAGGTTATATGAAGCATTGTGTATTAAAGTTGAATCAGACAAGAGGGCAGATGAAAAAAATTTTTCCTGATATGTTGACCACGCAAGAGCATCAAGAAATATTGCGCATTGTAGCCCGATGGGACTACGCAACTGAAGCGGCGATAGAATCGTATTTACTTGGTAAAAAACGGTCTGACAACGTAGCGCAAGCATACCAAAAAGGGTTTGATGATGGGCGTAGAACGATAGAAAGTAAGGAAGAGAACAGATGACACAACAAGAAATCATTGAGATGGCTAGACAGGCTGGGTTTGACCCGCACGACATGAGTTCAGACTTTACTTGTAATTTGGAAAACATTAACGCATTTGCCAAACTGGTAGCGGAGCATGAGCGTGAAGCGTGTATTGAAATTGCTGAAAAGCAACGCTATGCAATGCACATAAGTTTGACTTCTCACCCACCTCAAAACGGCACAGCAGTTGGAATTGCAAATCAAATCAGAGCAAGAGGGCAAGCAGAGGATAAGAACATATGACACGCGAAGCAATGATAGCTGCATTAGATGCACTTCAAGACGTGACGTTTTATGCCAGCAACACCGATGGCAGCGTTACCATGCCATATAAAGTGGACGGTGATGACACCGAGGCCAAACGATGTGATCGTGCCATCAGAATGTTATTGGAAGCATTAAACAGCAATGGGAGATTACAGTGAGCGCATTAAAACGACCTTCCGCAGAAATCAAGGAACTCTGGGAAAAGTCATATAGTAATTACGGAGTTTTCGCCGATCTTATATTGGAATCGCAGAAGAAGCAGCCACTTAGCCCCAATCAACTGCATGATTTGTGGAAAGCCAGCGTAGGCTACATCTCATTTGCCCGCAAAATTGAACAACTGCATCAAATAGGAGAAAAACCCAATGATACAGACGAACCTGTTTGATAAAAAAGTGTTTGATAAAATATTTGGTACTGATCCTCATAAATTGGTTCGCGCCAGTAGCCCGAACACGTCTAAGGCAGCAGCACATTCAGTGGACACCAGCAACTTAGAGCAATTAGTACTAGGAACAATCGCTGCATTTGGTCGGCTTGGTTGCATTAGCGATGATGTCCTTCATGCGCTCGATGGATTACCCTACAGCAGCGTCACGGCGCGATACAAAGCGTTGGCTGATAAAGGGTTGATTGAGTATACGGGTGAGACGCGCAAAGGCAAATCAGGCCGCGCACAACGAGTCATGAGGGCCGTCAAATGCTAGAGTTTCGCATAGGATTGATTATTGGAGGCTTGCTGGGGTTCTTATCTTTTCTGATAGTCCAATACTTAACTTAGATCGCAGGAATCATCGTGGCTGAAGACAAGATGTGCATTGATGGCAAGCCCCATACTTGGTGGCGCGATCCAGACGGAGATTTGGAATGCTTGCGCTGCGGTGAAATAATAGAGAAAAAGACCCCCTCTCGAAGAGGGGGAAAAGATCGTCTGCCGAGGAAAGAGCTAGACGATCTGGAGGAAAACTAATTTACTTGATTCATCTTTGCGTGGATCGCCTCGTCTTTCGCCTGTGATCCAGCAGAGCTACCAAAATAAAAGGCACAAATTCCTGTCCAGGCTGTACCCAAACTACCCAACATAATATCTACTTCAGTAGCCTGATTGATTTTGCCCAACATCAGGCCTACCAATATTCCGAAGAATCCAACAGTAACCGCAACTGCGAGAAAAGGGGGAACCCATGATTTGACGTTTTTCTGCATATCTCGCGCAGACGCACGATCATCATTGCTTAACTTGGCAAAATCCAATCCTAGTTCCTGTGCCTTAGCCTTCAAATTCACTTCAGCCAATTGAATTGCAGCAACTTGTTCGGCAGTCATTTTATTGGATTCAACCATTTTTTGTACGTCATCACCTGACATACCCAAAGCCGATTCCAATCCGCTGATTGCCATACCAGCCACTGGGCTGCCAAGGGCTGATGCTACGGTCGGAGCCAGTTTTGCAATAGTATCAATCCAATCAGCCATGTTAGTTCCTCTTATTCCAAAGATCGAAAAGGGTTTTAACCTTATCTTCAATCATGCCAATTCTTACATCCATTTTTGCCAATACGATAACCAAAGTAATAAAACCAATTACCATAGGCCAAATTTTTGCAAGAAGTTCAACGGTATCCATTATGGCTTATCCGCTTTGGCATCCAATTTTTCAAAAATTTGATCCAACTTCATCAAAATTCTATTGATGTCGCGCTGATAGTCTTCTTTATTTATATATTTGTCTGGCATAGCGGACAGTTTATCCTCGATCTTAATGATTGAAGATGACAGATTATTGAGTATCCAGCCACCAAAGAAACCCGCTATTCCAAAGCCAGCGTTAATCAGCGTTTGTGTGTCCATCTTCTTCCTCATTGAATAGTTCTGCTTCTTTGATACGGCGATCATGTAATCCTTTTAATACACGTCCACCCGCTTTATCCCAACGCAAAAACTCTTGTTCAACTTCGTCAAACTTATTTGCATTGACCTTTTTTAGCAAAGTAGACTGCGCAAAGTTTCCACCGCCCACATTAAAACAGAAGTCTACCAAAGCATCATATTGATGTTGGTTTATTTCAACTTTGACAAACGCTTTCACGCAATCTTCAGCGTGACGTACATCATGTAACAATCTTGCTTCAGCCTGTGCCGCAGTAATCGACAATCCTTCAACAACATCACCGCCTGTGCTGCCATAACCAATTGTCCAAATACCAGCCGGACACTGATACGCAGTCAACTTGCAGCCTTCAGCCATTTTTACTAAGTCGATGCCATCGTGATCAAAGTGTAAGTCTTCGTGCATAATCTTAAGTCCTGATAATGAAATAAACAGCCAAATAGGGGCTGATTGTATTAAACGCCGAACCTGATCCAGTGTTACCAATGCTCGTATCAGTAATTGTTCCTGTTGTTGTCGCAGTAGTGGTATTCACCGATGTAGTCGTTGTTGTGGATACAGGCACACTCAATGTCAATGTGGTAGTAGTTGAAACAGGAGTACTGAGCGTTAATGATGTTGAAGTGTTAGTACTGGTGTTCAACGTCAATGCAGTATTGGTACTAGTTGTAGTTCCTAGTCCAACCAAAGTAACTGCCGTGTTTGTCGTTACCGATCCAGATGGCGTACCAGCAGATGTGCTTCCAATGGTGACATTTGCAAAACCTGTTGCGGTGTTATAACTCGTTGGTTGTGGATAAGCCACATCGAATCCACCACCACCAGAACTACTTGCATTAGGTCTGTACGGAATATTGTGAATGTGTCCACTATCTACCGCACTGTGCGTATGCACTCCAAGCGCATTACCCGTGAAGGTAGAAGTCGAGACAGCAGTTGCACTTCCAGTCGTATTGCTGGTTGAAGTAGATACCGCTGTACCTGTGGTCGTGGATGTTGATGTTGATACCGCCGATCCAGTTGGCGTGGCAACGGAAGAAGAAATTGCGGAACCAGTTGGAGTGCTAGTAGAAACAGAATTAGAAGTCGCAGTCGAATTTGATATCGAATTAGACGTGGAAGTAGACGTTGATACAGCACTATGATTGTGAGAGGGTAGGTTAGGTGTGGTCAGTGTAGTCGTAATTGATCCACCACTTGCCGCTAATCCATAAATAGCACCCGCACCAATCGGCATCAAGTTTTGGAAATTCGGCACATTAAATGTTGTTGAGCCATCTCCAGAACCAAAGCTAATTCCTAATATCGCAAATAATCCAGAATAACTGGTACGCGATACAGCCTGGCCATTACATAACAACCATCCTGAAGGCGGTGTAACATTCGTCCACATAATCACCGAGCCTGTTGGCTGTGTGATCGTGCTAGAAGCAGGGCTAGTTGTTGGATTTAATAATACCCATGCTCCAAAAGTACTATTAAAAATCATCTGTACATCACCATAAGCACCCGGAATATCTCCGGTTGCCAGTGTTACATTTGCACCCTTCACAATTCCATACGGGCCAAGAACCGTGGTTCCTAAAGTTAATGTAAGCGTAGGATTGTTGACCGAGTTGCTCGCCGTAGATTTAAACGTGATCATCATTCCATCGTTTAATGCAGTCAAACTAGATGGCAAAGTCAATGTGATGATATCTGCTGTTCCGGTCGCTACGCCAAATTGATAGACGTTTTGCTGTAATTGATCTACTTGAACGGTGCTGGCAATCGTACCGGCAGTGGGCAAGTTAGAAGCAATATCACCCGCCGACCATGCCTGAGCAGTCGTGCCTTCCTGACCGCGAAGCACTGTACATACATCGCCTGTCCGTGAAGTACATAACGTGATCTCATGCTGCAACCGAGTAGTTGCATCAGTTAAAGATAACTTAAATGCTTGATCGCCAGTAGGCGAAGGAAATGCCGCACCCGTTCCCGTAGCCAAAGTAATCGTTGTATTGGTCGAACTGATTGAGTTAGCAATCGTTGTGGACGCATTGTTTGCAGCAATAATGACAGCCATTAGAATGATCCTCCGGCAGCACTATTGATTGGGTTTAACAAAACCCATTTTGAATATTGGTTGTTATAAACCATGTTGCAAATCATGTCGGGTTGAATGTCACCCGTCAACAAGGCTTGATTGTCCATCTTCACAATAGTGATTGCACTTTGTTGAGTGCTGCCTAGTGTTAATTGCAACGTAGGAGTATTGGTTGTATTCGCAAAAATTGCTCTAAAACTGAATGCCATGCCATCGTTAATTGCAGTCAACATACTGGTAATCGTGACTAAAATCGCATCTGGCGTTCCAGTAGCAGCAGCGTAAGTAAATTTTGAATTCTGTAAGGTGTCTGGTTGCACGGTATAGTTATTCACCAAAGAAGAAGTAATAAGATTCGATACAATGTCGCCCGTTGCCCAATTTCGAGCAATTGTGCCTTCTTGTGCGCGTAAAACAGTTAATTGATTATTCGTTCTTGCAGTGCATAAACAGATTTCACGAATCAATGATGTAGCTGCATCGGACAACGTTACGGTAAAGCCTTGCCCGGCAGCAGGGCTAGGAAATACACCACCCGTATCCACAGCCACGGTGATGACAGTACCGGATGATAATAGCGGTGCGCCCAATGTTGTCGTACCTTGATTGGATGCCAAAAGAACTGTCATATTAAGCCTCTACGTCTACAAAAAATGTGTACCCAAATGGCAAATTCACCGCATTACTATCAATTGCTTCTTGAAGCTGGTATGCCACTATAGGCAAAAATCCGTATTCAGTATGTCGGGTTGTTGTATTGGTGTTATTGTAAACGCTAGTATTGTATTCGGGGAAATCATAATCTCCCTGTTCCGCAACAATAACGGTTTGAGTAAGATAGATTTTAATTGTGACAACATCTTTGCCGGGATGTTCTGCGGTATCAAACTCAACCGATACCGGATAGGTTTCAGTCAAAAACGGAGCCGCTCCATTCGGCCCAATCAACCACCTCATACAACGCCGTTTCAACCAAGCAATATTGAATTGCTTACCATCGCCTTTATATAAATTCCACGTCAATATCCGCTTGTAAACATCATCACTGGTTTCAAAATATTGACCGATACTCACTTGGTTAAACCGATTGTAAGTATCAATATTATAATCATCAGAATTATATGTTCCTGCCCCAACCAAGTTACCGACCGATAAAGTCGGTCTAGGATTACCATACAATCCCGCGCCCACCCAATCCAGCAAATAATTGATGATGACCGGATTGGTGTAAACAGGCAGGTTTAAAGCATTGAAAGCATTAAGGTATTCTTGAGCCACAATATTGTAGGCTTGGAAGAATGCCACAATGTTCGCATCATCGTTATATTGAACGTAAGGGTAGGACGGGATGATCGTCTGGCGCGTGACGTTCGTGGTAGCCATTATTGTTGCGTCACCGAAACTTGACCCAAAGTCGTTTCAAAGTATGACTGTGGATCACCATAAATCAAGCCAGTACCAGCCAAAGGCGAAAGTTCAATACCATTCACAGTCACAATAATATTAATTACGCTGATTTGACTAGGCTGCACCAAAGTTGATATAGATGCTAGAAAGACGGTTTGTAATTCAAAAATGTTGAGCGGTTGACCTACAGCAATCGAATTCACATAATTCACAATCGGTTGTCCAGCCAGCGATGCTATGGCTGATGCTGAAACAACATTGGTTGCAATCGTATTCCAAGTAATTGCAACGGTTGTAAACTGAAAGAATGGAATCACCAAAGGAATGGAATATACGTCAGGGAAATCATTGATGCTTACTAATTGATTTCTTAGATTTGGAGTAACGATACCGCCTGAAACATAAGTACCGGATGACGTTGTGTTTTTTCCAATGCTAAAACTGTTGGGTGTGATAACTGTCACCGTCAACGGCGTGTTATTGATTCCTGTCATTCCCGTTACACCCGTCACATTGATGACTTGACCTGTGGAATACCCATGCGTTAAATCGGTTGTCATCACGCCGGGGTTGGCATTCGTGATACCAGTGACTTTTAACTGAGAGGGTAATAACTGATTGATATCAAATAGCCCTTGATAAACCGCATAGGCCATTAAATAGGGATCACCACCAGCACACATAATGAGCCAACCACCACCCACGACTTGCTGTAAAGAAATCAAACGATTGAGTACCCCGGGTACTTTTGCTAATTGTGTTTTTAGAAATGTTGGCATTCCCTGCGCGGATGCCTGTCCAGCCTCTAGTACTCTTGCGCGATATTGCTCGGTCGTTTCAGCCGCCTCTGATGGCGTACCCGTGACCGGATTAGTCACCGCTAACTGTATGCTGGTTGGCACAGAGGTTGAAATCGTTGTAACTGTTCCAACTGGAACTGCCCATGATCCAGATACCGTTGCTACCGCAAATAATTGTGCGGAAAGACCATTGGTTCCACCGGGTGGTGCTGCACCAATAATGCCACCATCTTGAATTACATACTGATAAGTACTATCTGAAACAATGAAACCTTTTGAGATTACGAAACCGGGAGTGCCTGTAAATTGCACATAAACCGATGTATTGCTGGCTGCACCGGGTTGAATGCCATACATAATTCCCAATTGATTGAGAATGAAGGCATTTGCTCCATAGGGAGTAACACTATTGAGTAACTCAACATAGGCTTGATCGCAAAGTGATACTGCACCGGTAGCGGTAGAAGATAAATCTTCGATCAGCGAGGCGGGCAATGATGCTGTCAGACCGGGTGATAGCGTCTGAGCAATTGCAATCAGTTCCGCATTCAGCGTACTAGGTGGTGTCGGTTGCGCCCCGGCGATGGATAATACTGTCGGTATAGTCACGGATGTAGCCATAAATCCTCCTATACGCGATTGTAGCAAAAAGGGGCTAAAAAGCCCCTTTTTATTGACGATAAACTACTGATTAAGCAGCGGGTGCTTCGGCTTGGGCAGCGTCAGCAACAGGAGGATCGGCAGCAGGGGGATTGCGCAGTTCTTCAGGCAGTTGAGGCAATGCGATGTTCTGAATGCCTTGAATAATGTTGAACACATCTTTTGCTTTGCACTCGCCAAGTGCAGCCAGTGCTGCATTGACTAAATCCAAAGGCAATGAAATTTGAGGATGTGCTTGTACTTCAGTTTGTGCTTGATCAGACATTTCTATTCTCCAAATGATGTCCGGCGGTGTTACCGGATATCGGGATTATACAATTACTTTGTTACCGATGACCAAGGCAAAGGTGTGTTTTGTGGTGATACTGGTGGGTTGATAATGGATTCCAACTGACCATCAATATTTGCATAGTAATTTGCTTGATTGTCGGTTTGTGCGTTGATCCAACCCAACACAATCGTCTGAGTAAGTTGTGCGTAAGGCACAAAGTTAGGATCGCTTGCTTCAACAGCCAACTGTACGTTGCCGTCAATAGAGGCAGTGTGCGTTCCGTCAGTACCGGAAACTACGAACAAAACATTCACAACGTAGTCTGGTTGTGGTGACTGTACGCAGTACATCGAGTTAATGGTGGTGGTGTATGTGATGGACATGATTGCTCCTTATGGATGGGTTGATTTGTATGCGTCAAATTCAGCTTTAAGTTCTTGTATTGCTGCTGTCAATGTGGCTACTAAAAATGAAGTGTCGATAGTTTGGTATTTTGGGTTTCCTTCTAAATCAACATCATCTTTTTTACCAGTAACAGCATCAGGTAAAACTGCTTGAAGTTCATGTGCAATAAAACCTTGTGAAGAGCCTCCAGATTTCCAATCATAGGTAACAGGGTTTAATTTAGAAACTGTGTCTAATGCCCCAATCATTGGAAATACATTTGTTTTTAAACGATAGTCCGAAGCAGAACCATATAGGACTGCGCTAGTAGTTCCTACACGAGTAATGTTTCCACAAAATGAGCCATTAGCATACATTTGCATAAATGAAGCATTTGTAGTGTTATCTGTTGAAACTACGCTAAATCCATTTGACCCTGATGCAAAATATAAATTGCTTTTTCCTGCACCAGTTGTAGCAGTTCCATTTACAATAAAGTTACCACTACCATCAAAAATACCTCTAGGATTCCCATCCCCATCACTCAGCACGATGTAGTTAGATGCTGTGCGGAGGTCTAGGCCGCCCGAGTTGCCTTGGAATCCACCAATAACTGTATTTTTTGAGCCTGATGTAATCAAGGCACCAGTACTATTTGGTCCAACAAATGTATTTGCGGTTCCTGTGCAGTAATATCCAGCTTGAAATCCAATACTACAGTTTGTATTTCCTGTTGAAGCATAACCAGCTTGGTAACCAACAAAAGTGCTTGAAGAACCTGTCGTATTATTATACCCAGCCTGATAACCTACTGCTGTGTTGTTATTAGCGGTGGTGTTTAACCCTAAAGCATTTTCACCAACCGCCGTGTTGTAATTTCCTGTTGTATTTGAGTATAAAGCATACGCACCTATACCTGTGCTATCACCACCTGTTGTATTATTAAATCCAGCCAAATATCCAAATGCGGTGTTGTTAGAAGCGGTGGTGTTGGAGTAAAGAGCTTGATAACCTACTGCTGTGTTGTTAGATGCGGTGGTGTTGGCGACTAAGGCAGAACGACCTAACGCTGTATTACTTCCTCCGGTAGTGTTTGCGTATAAAGCGTCAGTACCAAAAGCGGAATTGTTTGTTCCTGTTGTATTTGAATATAAAGACGTTGTGCCGACAGCAGTATTGGGTGCGCCAGTCGTATTGCTGTATAGGGATTGATATCCTACCGCCGTGTTGGTATTGGCGGTGGTGTTGGCTTGGAGCGATTGTGCTCCGATTGCAGTATTGTAATTACCAGTTGTAGTTGATTGTAATGCCCCACTACCGAATGCTGCACTCCATAATGCTGTTGTGGTTGCAAATCCACTACTAGCACCTACAAAAGTATTATCATGTCCTGTAGTATTTTTACCGGCACTATCACCAATAAAGACTGAACCATTACCTTCAGAAGCATTACTCCAAGAATAACCGGCCTGTCTACCAATCGCTACTGTATAACCCCCAGTTGTATTTGAATACATTGATTGGTAACCAATAGCAACAACATTTGTACCTGTCGTATTACTATAACTAGCCTGATAACCTACTGCTGTGTTATTAGATGCGGTGGTGTTGGCTTGGAGTGCGTAGTTACCTAAAGCTGTATTGTTGGAGCCTGTAGTATTGTTATATAAAGCATTAGAACCCAATGCAGTAATTTGAGCGCCAGTAGAATTTTGATATAAAGCAGCATTACCTACGGCTGTATTTTCTTGGGCTGTAGTATTTGTATATCCAGCTACCCTACCTAAGAAAGTATTGTAAGCACCTGTAGTATTACTATACCCAGCCTGATACCCCACTGCGGTGTTATTAGATGCGGATGTGTTAGAGCCTAACGCAGCATTACCTAATGCAGTATTGTAGCTACCTGTGCTATTTGATTGCAAAGCAGAGTTTGATGCTGCTGAACCACCAAAAGCACAGTTTTCTGTTCCTGTTGTATTTGAGTAACCAGCATACTGACCAAAAAAGTTGTTGCCACTTGAGGTTGTATTGCTATATCCAGCTACTCTACCGAAGAATGAATTTCTATCACCTGTAGTATTACTATACCCAGCTTGATAACCTACTGCTGTATTGTTAGATGCGGTGGTGTTGGCGTTTAGTGAGTATGGGCCTACCGCAACATTGTAAGAACCAGTTGTGTTTGCTGGTAATGAATTCCAGCCATATCCAGTGTTGAATGTACCTGATGTATTCGCATATAAAGAACTAACGCCAAAAGCTGAATTATAGCTTGCTGTATTTTTATTTAATGCGTTTAGTCCAAATGCAGAATTATCAGTTCCGGTTGAGTTACTCGTTAAAGCATTATCACCAACTGCTGTATTAGCACTACCTGTGCTGTTTGTAGATAAAGCATTTAATCCAAATGCCGTGTTGGTTGTAACAGCACCCGCACCCTTACCCACCGTCAGACCATTAATAGAAGCGTCATTAGCAGTTGTTAGCGTTGTACCGTTAAATGTCAGGTTAGCCGAAGCCGTCTCTAACCCACCCGTTGTGGTGTAAACAACACGCCCTGCGGTCAAGCCTGAGTTAGTGATAGACGTAGCATTTACAGTACCACCGGATTGGTTAGTAGCAGTGGTAGCAGTTGCAGCATTACCGCCGATAGACAATCCAGAAGCCGTACCCGTAATGTTAGTTCCAACCAATGCGCTAGGCGTTCCCAATGCCGGTGTCACCAATGTTGGTGAAGTTGCCAACACCACATTACCTGTACCGGTGCTGGACGTTAAAGTTGGTGCTTGAGCAGCCGATCCAGTTCCTATTGAAGTAACAAATTGTGGTGTTGTAGTCGTATTGCCAGATAAAAAAGCTGTTGTAGAAGGTGCAGATTGATAGTGAATTGCACCTGTTGTGCCGCTTGCTACGTTCGTTGCAGTTGTAGCAGTTCCTGCTGTTGCTACGTTTAAATTAGCAACTTGAGTAGTGCTTGAAACCACAAATGGAGCGGTTCCAGTTGAAACCGTACTTGTGATCTGTCCTGACGCACTGACCGTGCTAAACGCTCCGGTAGTGGGAGTTGTTGCTCCAACTGTGCCGTTAATATTAATAGATGCAGTTCCGGTAAGGTTTGTCACCGTTCCGCTCGCCGGGGTTCCCAATGATCCGTTGAAAAGCACAACTGCGCCCGCTGATCCGGTGTTTACTGCCAATGCAGTTGCAACACCAGTACCAAGACCAGAAACGCCAGTTGATATTGGTAAACCCGTTGCATTAGTTAAAGTTGCAGAACTTGGGGTTCCTAATGCTGGTGTAACTAATGTTGGGCTTGTTGCTAATACTACGTTACCCGATCCTGTCGAACTGGTGAGCGTGGGTGCTTGTGCAGCCGATCCTGTACCCGTAGAAGTATAGAAATTGGGTGTGGTAGACGTGTTGCCCGCTAAAAAAGTAGTCGTACCCGCACCCGATTGATAAGGCACTGAGCCATTAGCACCACCGGCTAAGTTAGTCGCAGTACCAATCACCAATGAAGATTGTGCTGTCCACTGCGGCGCAGTACCGCTCGATGTCAGCACATAACCAGATGTACCAATCGTTAAAGCATTAAACGCAGATGTGCCATTACCATAAGGCAATGCACCGGATGCCAAAGAGGTAATCCCCGTTCCGCCACGGTTGACCGCAACAGTCGATCCATTCCATGTCGCAGAGGTAATCGAACCAGCATAATCCAATGTATTGGTTGACCAAGAGACATTAGAAGGGGCTTCGTCGTGACGATCCCATGTTCCCGGAGCAGTTGCATTTGTAAGCAATACAACATTCGTATACGCACCAGAAGGCACGGATACCACTAATGTATTTGAATTGTTGTTTACAGTAATCGCACCACTGGTTTGATTATTGTTAAACGAATAAATCGCGCCAATCGGCAGCGTAGTTGCATCAGGCAACTTAATAACCTGTCCACCTGATCCGGATACGGTATAAACAGGTGTCGATGAAGCCAATAATGTAATCTGTGTTCCCGATGCAGCAACATTTGTATAACCACCAAAGAATGCGTTTGCAGTAATGTTTGCATTTGCATCGCGTAATACGTTTGAACTTGCACCTGTACTAACAGTGACACCAGAACCGCCCGCAGAAACAGGCAGCGTTCCGGTAGTCAAAGCCGATGTGCTGGTCGCGTACACCGCACCACCGCTTGTAAAGGATGTCAGTCCTGTACCGCCATAACCCGTTGCCAACGTACCGCCAAGCGTAATCGCGCCGGTCGTGGCTGAATTGGGTGTCAACCCTGTGCTGCCTCCGCTAAAGGAAGAAACCAAGGTTGAAGATATTGTGGCCCATGTCGGAGAGCCAGTGCCGCCACTCACCAAATACTGCCCCGATGTTCCGGCGGCAGTATAGGCGGTGGTTCCGGTAGCACTTTGGTATACAACTGTTCCCGCTGCGCCACCGGGCAAATTGCCCGCTGCGGTTGATGCAGAAGCTAATTTAGTAACCGTGCCACTACCGTTCTTGTAGAACAGAATGCCATCAGCGTAATTGATCGCTAACTCTGCACCAGCAGAGCTATTGGTCATATTAGAGGCCGAAGGCGTGTTACCAGTAGTACCAGAACCGTAAATTAGTATTTTGCTATAACCGGACTGAGCCATTTGCGTTTTCTCTCAAAAGTAATATTGCTATTAGAACGTACCGCCGGAAATTCCACCAGTGATCGCGCCAGTTGAAGCATTGAACGTCAGACCGGAATTGATCTTAACAGCATTGTTACCGGAATTGCTGGTCACAAAAGCCAGATAAGTCGTGGTGTCTGATGTATCAGATGCAACAGATACGTTTGCAGCATTGGTTGCATTGGTGACTGCGGTTGAACCGATTGCAGACGCAATCTGTGATCCAGTCGCAGCAGAGAATGCAGAAGTACCATTACCGTATACGACACCAGAAATGGTTGTTGCACCTGTACCACCGTTAGAAACAGCCAAAGTACCGGTCGCATTATTGACAGGCACATTGGTCGCATTGGTCAAATCAACAGCACTTGGTGTACCAAGGTTCGGTGTCACCAAAGTAGCACTGGTAGCCAATACCACGTTGCCAGAACCAGTGGTGCTGGTTGACGATGCGGAAGTCAACTGACCTTGAGCATTAACCGTGAAGTTACCAAGGGTGTAAGAACCAGCGGTAACTGCGGTATTGGTGATGGAGAACTGTGTACCGGTTAGGGTTAGACCTGTACCAGCAGAGTAAGTACCTGCACCAGAGAACTGAGTGAAGGTAATTGCAGTTGTACCAATCGTTCCACCTGCGCCAACAGTGCTGACCCAGCCAGTGCTTGCGTTTGTTGTGCCGCTTTCAACAAATACAAATGCGCCGTCCACTTGCGCCCATGTATCCATGTCGGCAGTACGGGTCAGTACCCAATTGGAAGAACCCGAACCCAAAGTGGTAACAACGTAAATACCGTTATCAGCAGCAGCGGTTTGATTTTTAACCAAGATGCGATCACCAACCGATGCAGAGTAGCCATCAACAGAAAACGCAGCTTGTGAACCAGCATTGGTTAAGGTTGCGCCAACACCGGAAGTGCCGTTGTTGTAAGTTGCATTCAAGTTAACAGTGGTCGCAGCAGCTACAGAATCCTTCGCAGACAGACCTTGTGCAACAGAATCAACATACTGCTTGGTAGCTAATTGCAGTGCAGAGGTAGGATCTTGAGTAACGGTGACAGAGGTCAAACCAGCCAAGGTTAGTGAAGATGAACCCAATGTGATTGCGGTTGTACCAATCGTGACCGAATCATTAGCCAACTGTGAATTGCTGATCGTGCCAGACAAATCAGTGGTAGGAATGGTGGTCGATGCAGTAAATGCAGATGAACCATTGCCAATGATATAACCAGTGAAAGAAGTACCACCCGTACCGCCGTTGCTTACTGCCAATGTTCCGGTAGCCTGATTTACAGGTACGTTGGTTGCATTGGTTAAGCTAATTGCAGAAGGAGTGCCAAGGTTAGGAGTAACCAAAGTGGGGCTAGAAGCCAACACTAAGTCGCCTGTACCAGTTGCAGTGGTTGTGCCTGTACCACCAGCGGTGATCGGCAATGTACCAGTGGTCAGAACGGATGAGGAACTTGCATAAACCGCACCACCAGAAGTGAATGAAGTTAAACCAGTACCACCGTAGCCTGTTCCTAAAGTACCGGTAACAGTAATTGCGCCTTGGGTGGGGGAGTTAGGCAATAAGCCAGTAGAACCAAAAGACAGGCTTGATACGGCAACGGACGATGCGTTGACGAAGGTAGGTGCTGACGAACCGTTGGACTTTAGAATCTGTCCAGAAGTACCCGCAGAAGTAAATGCGTAAGCACTGCCATCGCCATAAGCCACTGCGCCAGCGGTCGGAGTTGCTGTACCACCCGTACCGCCATTGCCGACATTAAGTGTACCACCCAAGGTGATTGAGCCAGCGGTGGGTGATGAGGGAGTAAGACCGGTCGAACCGCCGGAAAACAGCGTTACACCGTTACCGCCAGATTCAGCAAGTAACTGTACGTTGCCGGAACTGTCTTTATAGAACAGTTTACCATCGGCAATATTCAGTGCTAATTCGCCGTCTACAAGGTTTGAAGCAGAAGGCGTTACGCCAGTGCTTGTGCTGTAATAAAGCTGAATGGGTGTATAACCACTTGCTGCCATAATATTTCTCCTAAGGATTAAAACGAACCGCCGGATAACCCGGATGTTGCGTTAAGAGTAGTGAAATAACCAGCGGCAGCGGTGGTTGCGCCAATAGTTGTTCCGTTGATAGAACCGCCTGTGATATTTAAAGAACTTGCGTTCTGTGTTGCCATGCTTCCCAAACCGGATACATCAGTATAAGGAATTGATGCTACTGCTGATAAGGGCGATGTTCCTGCCCCCTTTACATATCCGGTCAGACTGGCTGAACCGGTTCCACCATGAGCAACAGAAAGTTGCCCCGTAGTGACCTGTGACGCATCAATCGCTATATTCTGATTGACCGCGTTTGTAATTTGGCCTTGCGCATTAACGGTAATATTGGGAACCGTAGAAGTCGATCCATACATTCCTGCGCCAACACCGGTATTGGTAATGCTAAATGTGGTTCCAGAAAGCGTTAAACCTGTTCCGGCAAAATAACTGCCACCCGCACCGCCTGATACCCATTGGAAACTTCCACCATCCCAAGACAGCAATGTATTGCTGACAGTGGGAGCAGGGGCAAATGTGGATACATTCGCGCCCGCTTGAAATACAATCTGATTTGCCGCACCACCGTTGATTCCACTCGCAGTTGCTACGTTTCCATTAGGAGTAACGTAATCTGTACCGGCAACGGCTGTGGTCAACGCGCCGTTCAAACCTTTTAAAACACCGCTGACTGAAGTGCTTAAAGTAATAATCGGCGCATTAGAAACAACCGTAAGCGTTCCGTTGAAACCATTGCGAGACAAAATCTGCAAAGGATCAAAGAGATGGCCTACCGTTGTTTGAAGTAGATTCTCACCGTCCACCGTCATTACGGCAAGCGATGAACCAGAGATCGGTAGTGTCGCTGGGGCTAACTGATTGACATACGCATTCGATAAACTCATGGTTCAGCCCTTAATTGGCGATCCAACTCAATGTATCGGAAGTATTCTGACCCAAAATGTAAATTACATTCGTATTCTGCACAGCAATCGTGACACTATTACCAGCCGCCAAAGCATAACCTGTAGAGGTTGTCACGTCAGATGCGCCGACATAGATTTTGCCAGTATTGGAAGCAGTTGCAGTAATTGTGATGCTGCGCACAATAGTATGAGAGGGTAGGGCAGTTGCAGTGGTGGTTACAGTGACTTGACCCGTCAAAATACTCAGGGGATTTGCTACAGGTGTTTGATCCGAAGCCCATACCACAGGCATTGAATTCGCCATCGTTTCTTGTCCAAATTGAGAGGGTGCAGACATGGATGGCTCCTATGAGAGATTTTCGATATTGTATCCGATCAATATGCGATTGTGGCAGAGATTGGTGATCCTTGAAGCGTTACTGCGCTTACTGAATAAGATGGATAGGTTGCTGGGTTTCGAGTGATAACTAAACTGGAAAAATAAGGAGCAAAATAACTTTGTACCGAATTGACCGCTATTGTAGGAAACATTTGCGTTCTGACACTTTGTAATGCTGGAATGCCATTTCTTGAATAAAAAGGTGATTCGCCTTGATTTAACAATAAATTTTGCAATAAAGTCGTAAACCAGACATTTGAGTTATCACCGGTGGCAGCATCCGTTGCCACTTGTACCCAAGTTCCCGTATTGTCTCTTCCGTAGGTTCGCATCTTTTATCCTTGTGGCTTATCAGTCGTACTACCACCGCTTTGTACGCCGCCATGAACATGATTCTCAAGAGAAATCCCGCCACCGACAACATCGCCCGATGCCGTGATTGTACCTTGTACTGTTACGTTTCCAATAATTGAGACACCTGAAGCGTTGACTGTAATTGATACCGTATTGTTAATATCGCGAATCACAACGGCATCCGGGCCATACAGCACCAATTGATTCTGATTAACCATCTGCCATGACATTTTGGAAATTGGCACAAATACTAATGCAGATAAACTACCCGGCGGTGTTAAATCAGGCACTCCAGAACCCAATCCTGTTAAACCACCCAGCAACGCATCTGCTGCTACACAAAAGCCTATGTCACCAACTTGAATGGGTAGCCGTACATATTGTGACATTGCAATCGGAACTTCAATCTGTGGCAGAGTAAAGTAACTATTTACTTCAAAGTTGACAGTCACAAAACCGTTGTTGATGGCAACCACCGTACAAGGCAATGATTGCCCCATACGTCCAACCGTATCATTGGCAGTATGGATCGCCAACGTATTGAGCGATTGTGCTAACGGTACTTTTTGATTTAAATCGCTCATTCTTGTATCTGCACGGCATTAAAAATCGTACACCAGCTATTTCCATCGGGTTGCCGGTAATTTCCCGCGTGGCGTAACTGCGTGATTAAGAACTTATTTTGCATCAATGATGTTTGTTTAAATGCAGGATAACTTGCAGCCGTTTGTTTAAAAGCCGCTTCCGGCATCTTGATGTACGTGTTCACACTCAAGTCCGATCGCAAAACAGTTTTAAAACTGATTGTTGAAAATGTTAGCCATGCGGGTTGACCAATTAAATCGTTATATTGCAAAGTTTTGATCGGTGTAATAACCGTTCCATCGTAAACATTGATCGTGGTCATGTCAGCCGATGGTGAAATCTGTACCCCTATGTATTTGTCATCTTTAATCGCACGTTTGCTATATTCATAACATTTTGTCGCAAATGCTGTAAGCGACAATGCTGGAACATTTTGTGTTTCAGTCGCTCTTATGTTTTGACTGATATTGACATTAATATTTGTTCCGGCTGGATAAGCAGTCTTTAACGCTTGCTCAATTGCCACGCTCAACTCTGTGCCTTTTGTCCAATTCAACACTAAGTTAAGCGGATTGACTAGCTGACCATATATGACGAAAAAATCTAACGTCAGAACAGCGGCTTGGTAGTTACCAATAGCTTGAAAAACCTGTCCTTTTAATATCACACCGGCTTGATTAGGATTGGCGAGGGGATACCCGCCCGCCGACATACCCGCTGACAAAAGAAAAAGTTGCCCATTGTAATTAGCCGCTTGCCCTATGTCATTTAAACCCACGCCCCATACTCTGACGCTAGAACTTCCCAAAGGGGTTGCATAGTTAAATGCCGTAATATCAATCTCAATGTTTTGAGAGCCGGGATTAAACGATCCTTTTCGCGCACCGTTCAAATATAAAGATGACCATTGATTTAATATTCGACCATCGTCTTTACTGATAATCTGAAGATCGTAGTACCGCATCAACCAATCTCAAATTGTTGAAGCATCTGGCGATATACCAAAGGAGTTGTAAAATAGCCTTGTGCTAGATTGATATTGTAATTTGCCGGTGAACCAATCAACGGTTGCGTAAATATTGTCACATTTTGATTGGTGATCAAAGTAATGTAATACCTCAATCCAAAAGCATTCCATGTGATGATTGCCGTATAAGTCACCCCATCTAATTCTGGAAAGAATTGGAAATTGGCGTTTGTTACAGGGGTAAAAGGAACAATCGTGATCGCCATAATTACGGCCCTGTCCTTGGTGTCACGCTTGTCAAACCGGAATTCGTATCAGTACCCGCGATAACAAATCCTTTCTCCAATCTTGTGTAAAGCAGATTGGTTGCGATAGACGCTTGCTGTTGTGTCAGTAATGGTTGTATAAAATCCCATTGATATATTGACTGCACCTGACGATCCTCAATGCTTGTAATGTCGCGCAGCGAAGTGAGCAAACACGTTTGATAGACATAAGCAGGAGTTAAAATATCAAACGTACCGCCTTGTGCAACATGGTTTTGCACTTGAGTTTGCAAATTGCTCAAAATAGATTGTCGCGCTGAAAAACTGATTCCGTTGCTGGCAGGACACATCATCAATAAAGACACTTGCAGCGGTTGCGCAATACTGGCATTTGCAGCTATGACGCTGTTTGCGAAGGGATAATTTGCAACTTGCCAGTTCGTTAGCATTGATCCCGGCACAGGTTTGAAATGCGCAAAAAAATTGTTTAATTGGTTTGAAGATAAATAGGTTCCAGCACTATTTACGTTATTGAAATAACCCGCTTCCAATAGGTTTGCAACAGGCATCGTGCCATCTGTCATGCCCTGCGCAATACCGTCTACAAAGAATATTGGCGATATTTCATACGCTAATTGAAAGTTTGTAAAATCACTCATGCTGCTTGTGTCAATCCAGTAGCGGCCTGTAATGCACCTTGTTGAACCAGACTACCTGTCATATTTTGCACCACAACAGATTGTGGTTGAATGATAGTAAAGGGGTATGCCGAACTTGTCTTTTTATTACCATCTACCGGTGATGGTGGCGTGATTCCAGCATTGGCGGGTTGATTTTCAAATTTCCGCAAGAAATCTTTGCCCAGCGGCCCTGCCTTAGATAGTGGACTTGCTCCTTTATCCAAAATGGTTTCGCCTTGATGATAAGCCAAAACCGCTTCAGACAAATTGCCATGCGTCTTGGTCATCAAACGATGCAAATGCTTTGCCGCCAATTGCGCTGATTTCTTTTCATCATACAAATCTTCCATCGTGACATTTGGATCATAATCCTTTGCCGTTGACGGTTTCATCTGAAAAAAGCCATACGCTCCTTTTCCGGCATAACTTAAATTCTTTCCACCGGCACTTTCGTTTTGTTCAATCTTTGCTAATGTTCCGGCTGGCAATCCCTCTGCTTTTTCAATTTCTGCAAATTTGCTCTTGTCGTAAACAATCGGGCCTTTGTAAGAAAAATCATTAGCCGGACCAGCACTGCTTTCTTTTCCAAACAATCCTTTTGGTACATCTTTTAACGAAGCCGGAGCAGCAGGAGATTTAACAGCGGTTTCTCCATATAACATCTTGTACAACCAAGAGCTTTTGTCTAACGGAGGCGTATTCTTTGCTTGCAGATCAGAATCAAATAAATCTCTTAGATCAAATGTACCCTTTATGGTCAGCCACAAACCTTCTACGGCTTTCTCTAAATTCTCTACAAAGGAATGTTCAAACAGTTCGGCAACACCCCCCAAACCTTTTGACATACCCACCATGACATCGGTAAAACCGTTTTCAATGTTGATCAATCCGGGCGATATTTTTCCTACAAATTCTGTCCAAGCATTGGACATTTTTGCAAGATTCACCGATGTTGCATCACCCAATTTCGTGATTGCTTGTGCGGATTTTTTCATCTCAGGCGTTTCTTTAAGCAAAGCATCCAGATTTGCCATACGCGCTTTTTGTTCGGTTTCAGATGTGTTTTTCAATTGATTGATTGCCGCAGCACTCATACCAAAGTATTTAGTCAAAACCTGACCGGCTTGCGATTCAATACCAAAATTCGGTTTCTTAACCTCTTTAAACGCATATTCCAACAGTTTTTTGTACGTTTCGAGATTTGATGCTTGTGGCGCAGCACCCACAAATTCACGCATCACATCGCGTGTTTGAAAGCTGAGTGACTTTTCGGCAATGGTGGATAAGACTTCACCAGCATTGATACCGTACTTTTCAGATGCCTCGGCTGCACGTTTTTCGGTCAACGACAATCCCAAGCCTTTTGCTTCTTGTATCTCGCCGGCTACCTTTGCGCCATAATCAAAAGTAAATTTCTTGGCCTCATATAGTCCTGCCACACCAAGACCTAGCGTTGCCCATTCTTTTAGGGTTTTGGTTGTTTCATTGACTTCACTGCGTATGCTTTTGAACGGCGTTTCAATCTTTTTGGCATTCTTTTCGGCTTCTTTGTAACCATTGTTGCGCTCACGCTCATACTCTTCATCTTTCTTTTTATTGAGTGCGCGATCATCGGACAAGATAGACGGAATGGATTGACGCCGGCGTTTGAAATCTCGCATCAAATCTTGTTCTTCTTGTTTCTTCGCGTTTTCTTCAAACTTCAAACGGCGTTGTTCATCAATCGTTGCTGCCTTTTCATCGGCAACACGTTTCTTTTCTTCCGCTTTCTGTTGTTTTGTTTCTTCGGCTAGACGTTGCTTTTCAACCTGTGCTTGATATCTTTCTCTAGCCTTTAAGGTTTTGCTAATCTCATCGTCAATGGCCTTTTCTTCTTGCGCCATTTGTTTCTGACGTTTTGTTTTGGCACTTTCTTCTTGCGCCAATTTCTTGTCTTGTTCTTTCTTGAGTGCTTTATCAAACTTTTCTTGAGCTTTGAGCGCGGCTTGGATTTCTTTTTCTTTGGCATTTTGCTCGGCTAGAATTGCCTTTTCTTGCTTTTCACGCGCTTTTGCTTCTTCACGATCTTTTTTAGCCTGTGCCTTGGCAACTTCTTCAGCATACTTCTTAGCCGCTTTTTCTTCAGCAACACGTTTTTTTTCTAACTCTTTCGCAGCCTTTTCCTGTTCCTTTTGACGCGAATCTTCTTCCTTCTTTACTTTTTCAGTGACTGGTTGCGATTCTTTAATCTTTTCTTGAGTTTGATCTTTTAAAGTCGGAATTGAACCGACAGCCCGAAACGCTTCAGCCGTTTGCTTGATGGCATCGGTAACGGATTTTGCTGATTTGGTTACGTTTTGAAGATTGGCATCTACCTTGGCAATAGATTGAGCAATCTGATCTGCACTGGTGCTGACTGCCTTCAGAGAATCCGCAGCACCCGCTGCCTCTCTAATTGCATCGCTAACTTGCGCCCATTGTTTGGGCATCTTGTCCAACATTTCTTTATAGCGATTGAACGCTTCCAGAAACGTAGTAAACGATTCCGCTTTTACATCAATGTCGATAACACTGCGAAACTTGCTCACAAGACACCCCTTGTCTGAATGGCACGGATTATATACCGCTGCCTAAATTCTAACGCACTTGCATAACCGAGTGTCTTAAAAACTTCAGTAAATCCTATTCCCGCTCCCCACTCTAATGCGGAACTGATGAGGTGGGTGTCGTAGAATCTTCGACCGGAGTCGATGTCTGCAATGTATTGATCCATTCCATAGGCATCAATGATGTCAAAGACCAATTGTGCATTTCGGCTACGCTCTGGATCATCGTCTTGCGGATCAATCTCGGTAGGCCGTGCCAATTTAATGTAAAAAAAACCGCTGCACTGATGACCTCCTCCACTGAATCCTGCGAAATCTTCTTTTGTTTTACCGCAACTTCTAATGGCAAAACAATCCAACCCTTTTCATCTAATACACAAACACTCGTTAAACGTCTGATTTCATTGATTAAACCCGCTTTGACGTTTTCCAATTGCCCCATTTTCTCTGCCACTTCTTCTAGCAAATAAATGGAGATTTTTGGGCCAGCCAACATATTGATGCCTTCAGCGTGTAATACGCTAAAGGCTTTAGACAGCGGAAGATAAAACTTCTTAAACACTTCTTTGGGAATCGGCATTGAATGCACCCAAAGCGTATTTTCTTCTTCAATAGGAATGACTAAATTAAAGTCACTAGAAATAGTGATTTCAGACATGGGAGGTGGTTCCCTAAGTTAAAAAGCCCCCGAAGGGGCTTTATGATTAAACCCCAGCAGGATTTGCAATAAATCCAGTATAGAGTACAGAGTTAATGTAGTAGGTTCCTTGGATCGTAACCATAAATCCTGCATCACGACCTGTAAACGGTAATTCAGCCACTTCCACAATTGCACAATTCGCAATTTCATAAGTAGGCAAACTAGCACTATCTGGATAGATAGTAATGTCACCAATCAAGGTGCTGAACTCAATCTGCTGCTTGTACAAAGCTGACAGGTTTTGAGTGCGTAGCAAATGCATCTTGATTACCGCAGTCTGATACGGAGCGGGTGAAGTCACCAGCCCCGTCAAACTGGTCAACATATTGGTTTGCTCACCGGTGAAAGCAATACTGATTGCATCTGTTCCCAAGAAAGATGCAGATACATTGAGAATCGGATAAGCAGGAACTTGTACCTGTGCTTGTATCCGGTTTAATGTACCTTGCGGCGTGAATTGATTAGGATTAGCCATTTCTTACACTCCAATCGGGAAGTTAGAGACAGTTACATTAAATGTAATCTGAGTGAATCCGGTGCTGGGTGTATATGTCACAGCCAAACCGTTGTAAGTACCCGTAGCGTAATCACTTGGATTCTCAGCAACATACGTTGTGAAAGCAACCGCAGTAACTTTAACAGGTGCTAATGCAAGACCATAACCAATTGCTGTATTCATCACGCTCTGAGCAGAAGCCTGTAAACGGTTGATACCAGTTTGGTTGTAGTACAAAGGATTTGACGTTGTGTTGCTGCCATTGATAATCGTGTTGCTGATAATCAAGTTTGCATTGATCTGCACCCAATCCACTGAGTACCAGTACAAGAAATCATTGCCGTCACCGGTGGTTCCCCATACTTGCATATTGTTTGAGATACCACCCTCTGCTCCGGTAGTCACCCAATTCACAAACGCTGCTTTCAATGCAGTTTGCTGAGTAAGCGACAAAGTAACAGGAGTTACGCCAAACAAGTAGCGGAAGGAGAAAGGGGGAACCGAACGTGCAGGGCTAGGTGCGGCAGAACAAACTTGCCATGCCATCGCTGCACCATCCCACTCTGTCGCTCCGGCATTTGCATTGGTATACCAAGCAAACACGGATTTGAGACCTTTATAGTGTGTCGTAGTGCTGCTGGTTACAGGAGCAAAGAAATAGGTCTGCGCTGTATTCGATGTATAGGTGTTGGCTAAAGTCTTAAACGCCGCTACCGTATCCCAATATGACGGAATCACAAAGACATAGTATGTCAGCGGATGCGCAATTAACCATGTGTCAAAATTTGCCACAGCCGTAGCAACCGGTACTGCACCCACTTCAAGCACGTACACACCAGTGCTAGAACCTTGTGCAAACCAAGTGGTTGCCATCGCATTAAGATCAGTCGCACCTTGTGCTTGTGCTGTACCGGGAACAGTCAATGTGCCGGGATCATTCATCAATTCATAAGTGAATGTGGTTGTACCCGTTACAGTAGCAACAAAACTACCGTTGAACCCTGCGGGAGTACATCCAGCAACTGTAATTCCTATTACTGTACCTGATGCAATACCCAAAGTAGTTGCGGTCGTAACAGTTGCAACTTCAGAAGCCCATGAGATGGTACTAATGACAACTGAAGGTTGTAGGATTTCAGTTAAATCAGAAAGTTGTGCTAAGTAAATGCTTGAACCTTCGGTAAGATTCGTGCCGCCTTGCGATACCAAGCAACCTTTGCCTTGGTAAGTATTAGGAGCCGGAGCAACCAGTGAGGTAACTGCGACTGTAACGATTTGATTAGACATGGCAGTTCCTCAATTAAACGTATGAAACAGCAAGCGTTTGTCCAGTACCGGGAGTGATAACCAAGCCAGCAGTGAATGGGAAATCAATTTCATACACGCCAACAGTCGCGGGAATCACAGCTAATTGATTGGTAATGCCAGCACCGCCTGTAGTAGCGGAATCATTCACGCCACCTACGCCAGAACCGGCAACCAAAACCGAAACACTAGCAACACGCCCCGCACCCGTTTTTACTTGGGTAACAGCAGTGATGTTAAGACGGCGTGAGACTGAACTGCCTACGACTTGAACACGGTTCGCATCGGTAATACCCAGCACAGCCGCGCTGGAAGGATTCGTTAAAGTTGCTGCTGATAAGGGGCCGATAGCCATGTCAAATCTCCTGTTAAGGGGCTGGGGTCATTATGATGCTTTTACAGCGGTTCCACAATATACGACATTGTAGCGTGTTGAATCAGTTTTTGGGCAATTTCAAGCGCAGCCGTTTGATAATAAGACACTCTGAATTTGATGGTCTTTTTTTGCGCCAAAGTGGTCAATTCGCGCTGCGTTCGTTTCATATCTCTTACCGCTGGCATACTCATCAAACCCATCTGATTACCATTCAAAGTAATCCAATTCAAAATATCTTGTAGATACGTCAACGCCTCATTATTGCGTAGACCGTAGGTCGTTATGATGACATCATCGTAAACCAGTTGCCACGGATTTCCCAAAGAATCAATGACCGGCAATGCCTGTATCGCATTCGTATGATCTGGTTCAATATGAATAACTGCATAAGGCGGTTTGGTGTTTGCGGGAACCAAGAAACTGGTATACGTCATCGGCACATTGGTTGGAATGCTTAACCAATAGGGCAAAGAATTGCTGACAACAGGTAATTCATTTAAATAGCTTGTGTCGTTAATTACCTGACTTGCCATCGCGGGTTCGACCGCAATACCCGTGTAGTGATACAACCCAGCCTGATCATAGTAAGCGTGTTGCTTGGAAAAGGAATATTGCACCCCGGCAATTGTCGCTAGATACAATGCTTGCGGAGCCAATTGATTTAAATCTTTGATTTCTTGATTGGTTGTCAAAATAATGCCTGTGCGACCAAAGGTATCGTCTTCGCGCTGTTCTGTCTCAATTGTGTGGTGCAAAGAAGTGGGCGTTACTGTTATTTTAGTCGGCGGCATAACCGCGCCAAAGTTGTGCATCAAAGTAACACCATTGACCTCCGTAGACAGCACCCAAAATAGCGTTTGGTCTACTGGCAAAACAATTGCAACATAGAGCGTGAAAATAATCGTTTCTTGCGCAGAAAGGGTTTGAACGCCTGTGATCAAACCAGCTGCAATCTGACTTTGGGATTTTTTTGTTAAAGCTGGCATTATTTACTTACCTTGGCAGCAAAGGCATTGACATAATCACCAGAATCTATAAACGATGGGCGTGGCTGACCTGTTTTAATGCCCATTACATATCCTTCTATAGATCGTTTTGTTGGTACGCCAGCAATATGATAATCCAAGCGTTGTTCGTCTAATGTTGTTTTGAATTCTTGTTGAATATCATAAGTGCCTAATGCGAATAGATTTACGCCTTCTTCGTTCAGTAATTCAAATGAATCAACGACCGATCTTGCTAACGCATCAGCCATCATCTGACCTTGCGTTAAAACAAAATCTTCCATAATTCCGTAATCAACCTCTAATTCTTTCGCAACTTCATAAATGCTGGTTGGCGCAGAATCGTCTGGACTCCAGTGCGGGCCATCCATTACGCCAAGGCTTAACTTCATGTCAAACCCCACAACGTACCGGTGGACTGAGCAATTGCCAGATAAGCGCGACCATAAGGTGTACGGAATTGGTTTAATGATCCAATTGTCATGTTTTGCATGGCCTCGGATACAGCATAGCTGCTTTCCGTGCCTTGATCGCTCGCGTGTGTGACTAACCCGGTCATGGGTGTCTGCAAATTCCATTCTTGCTGCAAATCAGCAAAAAATTTCTGTCCTGATTGATCCGGTGACCAATTGCACAGCCAATCCGCTGCCCAATTGTAAACTGCCAATGTGTAGTTAATTGGAATTAACGTTGCAATTAAATCATAGACGTTTGCGATGGCGTTCTCATAACTCCATGTCACCCATTGCGTGGGCAATTGTTGTGCGGAAATCTGTGCCACCAATAACGCTTCGGGTTCTGCCAATAGCGCAGCTTGTGCCGCAACGGAATCAATTGCCAAATTCGCAGGAGTTTGCACAAAAATGGCTTCCGCAGGGAAACCCTGATTCAGCAAGAAGGTAATGTAACCCTCAAGGGTTGGCGGGTAAAATGGCATTACGACTACAGGCATAGTCACCTCTTGCTTGTGATGCCATCATTGTAAACAAAAACGCCCCAAAAGGGGCGGTCTGTTATTTGCGTGGGCGACCGCGTTTAGGGGCGATTCCCTCTTTTGGAACTTCAATCGTTTCGCTTATCAAATTTCTGTTATCGGATGGGCCGGTAGATTGTTCGGTAATTTCGACTTCCGTTAAACCTTTTTGCGTCATCCCCATTTCTTGCGCCTTTTGCGCAATCATGTTGTCAGTCACAATTGCACCAATTTCGCGCATATCTGCTGCACGGTCATCGGCATCTTGTTCTGTTTGCGCAATTCCGGCTTCAATTGTTTCTAACGAAATTGGCTTATTAATCGAATAGCAATATCCCGAAAATTTCTTGTTTACCTTCTTAGCATCCACAAAACCGTATGCTTCATGTTGATTCACAATCGAATCAATATGGTCTTGCGACATATCAATTTTGATCTGTGCGCCCGCACGAATCATCTGCACAAATGGTCGTGGATTCTCCGGCAGCGAATAGCAGAACATTCGTTCTTGTTTTGAGCAATTAGCAATATAAAAAGATGGCATAAATGTGTCTCCGGTGGTTGGATTAGATATAATCGGTTATCCAAGATTGGGGGGTGGTTCCTCATACCTTGGCTAGAAGGCCAACTGCCATAAGTAGTTGGCCTTCGTCTTTTTAGATTGTAAAACAAAAAAGCCCCCGAAGGGGCTTTCTTGATTGACGCAGAATTAAGAGTAAAACGCGCTTAAAACGGTCAGTGCTTCTGGACGTAGTACCCAACCTGAGGTAGCTCTCATGGTGAAAAGTACAGTCAATGCGGCATCAGGCAAGGGAGTAGGAATCTCAGTAGGAGCAGCCACGTCAATCAACATCAAGCTAGTTGCTGTGGTGTTCGGTGTGAGAGTTGCAAAAATGTTGGTGTTGATTTGGTTGTTGGCTTTAGGAATCTTGATTTCTGGTGCAATCAACAGGATCGCATCTGAACCGCCAGCACCTTGACCAATCAGGGTATCGTCCACTGCGAAAGACACATCGTCACCGCCCGCCCATTGAGCAACGGTTTCGATTACACCAGCAGCAGTCTCAACACCTGCACCAATACGTTGGAATTGGGTCAACTGCACAATACCGCCGTAAGACAACTGACTGATTACGCGCTGAGGAGCCAAGAACACTAAACGTAGGGGCTGACCAATTTGCAGAGTACGAACTTTCAAACCGCCAATCAAGTTCAAGAAGAACTGTGCAAGTTGACCAGAATCCCATGTTGACAGTGTGGTGTTGCCATTGCTGTCAGCAGGAAGGGTTACGGTGGTCGCGCCCGCAGTGTTCAACAGACCTTCACCAGAATTGGCGTTGTTGAAACCATACAACAGTGCATTACGCATCTGCTGCGCAATACCTTGACGTGCAGCTAAACGCATCGCTTCGGGCAGAGAGAAACCCCAATGACCAGCAGCAGTCTCATCAAAACCGTCATACTGCGCACGGGTTTGAATGCGATAGGTAGGAGTGCTGATCATGTTGGGGATCACCGTTGCGCTTGGCAATTGGTTCACAGTGGACTGATTTGCAGAAACTTGAGTGGTCAATTGCATTTTCTTGGCATACACATAAAGATCGCCAGTTCCCAAGCGGGTCATGGGCTTCTCAGTTGCCAAGGTAGTGAATGCGCCGGATGCCAATGAATACTGAATGATGAACTCAGGCATCATAAAGTGAGGATTGGCGGTAATAAAACTGGGTGCGAATGCTGACATGGCTAGTTATCCTTTCGTTAGGTTAGATTAGGCAAAGAGCCACATATTCATTGGTTGCCCAATTCGCATTACCCGTTCCAGAGTTATACGAAACCGTTCTGTTGTTCGATACGCTGATACGCAATACTTTGACAGGGAAAGCGTTTGTACCATCATAAGGAATCAACTCTTGTGCGGAGAAATCATAAGACACTTGCTGGGTAATTAAACCACCGTCTAAAGATACAAGGCTTGCTGAACAACGCAGGGGAATACGCGCACCAGAACCCAAACGGTAGAAGTTCACTGACATACCGGGTGAGAATAAAGGTACATCAGACTGAGGTGTCGTAATACCACCATAAGCCTGATTGAATACGCAAATACCGGTGGTGTTTGCATCGCTTGTAGCTTGCAACACAGTGCTACCCAATACGCCGGAACCGGGTACGGTAGACGCAGCAGGAATATCTTCAGAGATCGGCACACCGCCCCATAAAGGAGTGGTTGCAGAAGTTGAAAGTACGCCGCCTGATAAAGCAAACTTTACTGCGGGATCGTCCTGTGCATCACCTTGGGTGAAGCCATTGGAGTTGGTTTGAAACAGGCCAGCAGCATTGGTGACTGCCATCGGCTGAAGTGAAATAGATGCGCTCATGTTGGCAGTCCTTATTTACGGTTGTTTTGGGTGTTAAAGGCAACAACACGCTGGGCGGGAACAGTGAAACTTTCCAGCCAAGAATTAACGTCACCCTTGAACTTGGTAATGGTACGACCAGCACGATCACGCTCTTCAATTGCGATCAAGTTGCCGCTACCAATCTGACTGTCATTGCGAGCCGCAGCATTCACTGCATCTGCAAAAATCTGTTTCTCAGCCAAAGCCAACAATGCCTTGTCTTTGATATTGCGTAAGTTGATGTCTTTGTAAGAATCTGAATGCGCTTGCAAACCACGCAATAGACGCTTGCGATACGCCATCAAACCTTCGCCCTGTAAAGGACGACTCGCTGACTTGCCAAATGCGGAATAGATTGAATCGGCTTTTGCTTGTGCATCAGCCATCATCATTTCTTCTTCATCAGCCTTCTTCGCCATTTCCTCTTTCTCTTCATCGGAATAGCAATCATCATCGTCATCAGGCTTCATTTCACCAGCAGGGCCATGCTCTTTAGGATCAGAACCCTCAGCATCTTTACGCTTCTTGTCACTAAACTTCATGTGTCCGGCTGGGCCTTCCATCATATTGTCTTTGCGCATATCTTCTTCGTCATCGTCCTTGCGCATCTTGTCGTCATCATCGTCTTTGCGCTTCTTACGATCAGCCGCCATCATTTCTTCGTCCATGCGGTCGTCATCATCGTCTTTCTTGGCATCATCGCCACCACGGACGTAAGAACGTACTTTGTGCTTGGCTTCGTCATCTGCCTTACCAGCCGCAATGTGGGTTAGGGGTTCTTGGGGAAGATTCTTTTCCATAGCATCTACGCGAGCGGAGATATTATGGATAGCATTCAGAATCGCATCCAGTTTGTCGCCTTGGGCATCTGCCTTGGCTTGGTTCATATCGGTCATATCAGACACCTCAGGATTGTTAAGAAGTACACCAGTGGCAGGGCCGCCCTTATCCCAAACACCTTTACTGCCTCTGCGTTTGGTGACAATGGCGATATGATCTAACAAAAATGGTTTTCCTTCAATCAATAAAGGATCGCCACTCTCGGTGATCAAATTCCGATTACCCGAACGCTCGTCAAATACCACGCTTGGGCTTGTACTAATATCGCCCTCGCTGATCTCTTTCATTGCGTCCGAATCATAAACTTTGGCAATGCCCCATACTTCGTCATCACCGTGGAAATAGGGTAACAGAATACTGCCAATCGCCCTATCTTTGAATTCTTTGCTGTCCAAAATACTGCTGTCCGGGTGATCCATAATCACCGTCAGACCATTGCAACGCTGCAAGAAATCTTCGTTCATATACAAGGACTTGTCGCGCCAAACGTGTTCCTCGATGCTGGAACGATACGCCAAACCCGTACCCGTAATGCGAATCGCCAATAAGTGCATATTTGCAAAAGGCTGGGGGCTTGGCAAAATGCCTTCAGCCATCAACCGCGCTACATCCAACTCGGTATCCGCAGCCGCAACCTTAAACGCATCAATGTCACCGGGATGTATCGGCATCGGCAGATGATCAGGATCAGTCCAAACAAATCCATCGGATTCATAGTTTAACTTTGGCGTAAACTTCGGCACAGGGTCAGCCGCATAGAACGCTATGAATTGTCCATTATCGTGGACAGGAATCAAATCGCCTTCATACATGAACCCTGTTTCTTCAAATACTTCGCGCCGCGCTCCCTCTTCAGCCGTCTCCGTACCATTCAAATGCCCACCGGGTATCGCAAAGTGATACGGAAAATCACCGCCATTGCCACGGCGCAACATCAATATCGTGCCATCCGGTGCTTCAAACATAATCCCCGCTGCACGGGTTGCTGCACCGCCTTGTGGCCCAATAGGGTAGGGGTTCGGGTGAATAATGCCAGAAGGCTCAAAGTCGGACTTCGGCACACAGTTAGGCACTTGCTTGCCGCCTTTCTCTTTCATGCCGTATTGCTCATACCCTTCCCAGCATGGATCAGCATCCAGCATAGATTCATCGCAATTCCACTTCCGCAAGGACTTATTGATTCGACTATTTGGATCATGTGCCGTCTTTTCGGAAGTCAACTTGGCTTTCATGCCCTTCATGCGGGCGCAGAATGATTTTTTTCTTGCCCCGCCTTCGGGCTGCGGACGCTTTAAATGTGCGCCATGCTCTTTATTGTAAGAAGCACGACCTTTTTCATTTAAACCGCCTTCAGGATTCTTGCCTTCTTTCTTTGTCCACGCTTCCGCATCTTGTTTCATCTTGGACAATTCAGCGTATACGCCTTGCAATTCTTTATTCAAGGCTTTCATGTCATTACGCTTAGGAGATTTCCCCACAAACTCGCATCCAACAGACTGTGGAACGCCACCAAACCCACCGGGAGTATGGCAAGCGGCTTGCATTAAACGCTCTTGAGCAGGGCTAGTTGTGGGCATGGTGGATCACCAATATGTTCATGCAAGGGATTTTCACCTTATTTTGCTTTCTGTGCAATCCACTCTTGACCTTTGCTTGTCAAAAGCTCAGTTGGAAGATCAGTCACATCGTATATCCATTCCGCAAAACACTTACAATTCGGCAGCACTCCAACTGCTACGTCATCTTCGTAATATTCACCAACAACTAATCCTTTTGCTCGCGCCCAACTATCTTTCAACAAATACACCTGTTCGTCTTTCTCTTTGTGGTCAGGACGGTAGTGATAGCCCGGCAGTCTCCACATTGAATGCCATACCATCGCAATCGCACCGCCTTTCTCGGCAATCAATTCATGGATGACTGTGGATAACTTGTGCTCTTGGTCGTGAATCACATTGCTTACCAAGATAGGCAATGAAACCAACGCCTTTTTGATTCGAGTGCGCTCTTCGATCTTATCCACGGCTTGGCTACCACCGGGAGGAATACTTGTTGCCCAACCTTGAAAGTTTCGCAAAGTATCGTTGATCGCTGTCTCGCGGTGTAATTGAATGATGTTCTGGCTTGCCAAAATACGTCGATCCAGTTCTTTTTTGAAAGCAGGAGCATATTTGTCTAATGTAGACTTATTGATACCTTTATGGCGTTTTAAAGCACCTTTTTGCGTAATTAACCGTTTATAAGTGCCATTTAATGCAGATTTTGTGTCTTTTTCGAGCTTTATTGGGCTTTTTACCGTCTTTTCAGCGGATTCTTTCAGTATCTTTACCCATCGTTTTAGATCAGATTCACTGGTATAGCCTTGTTCTTGATAGTGATTGATTGCCAACATTAGTAAGGCAAGAAACAATAATTCGTCTTTCTTGTCCTTCTTCTTTTCGTCAATCTTCTTTTGATCAATCATCGGGCTGCGGGTAACTTCGATTCGGCTTCATCCGGCGGCACATAAGTCTGCATGGATTCAATATCCAATTCCATGTCTTGCGCAAACATTGTACCCATCTCATTCAAGTTATCTTGCGCCCACTGGAACATCCGCGCACGATTCTCAGGATCAGCAATAGGAAGTAGGGTACGCAAAATCTCGGTCATGCCCTTCAACTTAATCTCGTCCACTTTCACCGCATCGCTGGCTTTCTCTTCATTCAAATCAGGCCAGACAAAAGACATTCCGTTAAACCAATCATAGAATGCTGCTTCGTAAGACATTGATCCATACGATTCAGGATACTCGTTCTGACAAGCATCAAAGAATTCCCGCGTCCATGCACGGTGCGCCACGACTTTATTGAGCTTCTCATACAGCGGTTCCATCTGCTTACGGATATCACTGATATAGCGCATCAGTTCAGCAGCATCTTCAGTCCCTTCAGCCATCCCGGTAGACATGGTTTCTTGCGTCAAATACCGTGCGGGCATATCCACCGCAGCAGCGATGTCTTCCAGAATGTTACGTCTACTGGCTGTCAATGCCTCATTGACGTTGTTCAGATCAATCGCCTCGATGTCTTCATCGGTATCAATCGACAGAATATTGTCCGTACCGCCTTGCTGGAGAATAGATCGTTTGTATCCGGTAGCCTTTGCCATCATGTTGCTGACAATCGAACCCGCTTGTTTGATCTTCGCTACAATCAACCCGGCTTTCCGCGCCACCATCGCATCGGTTTGCATCACCAACAAATAGGATCGCAGCGGATAAATTGCCCGCTGGTACACCGAGCGACCGTTGAAACCAAAGCCCGCTGAGTTGAACGCCAAGTACACCGGGAATTCATTCAACATCACCAATGAATTCGCTCTGGCATACGGCTGACCCGCACCGGTAATCCCATCCGTCTTGCCTTGAAAGTCAATCGCATTGGGGTTCTGATTCAACACCATCGACCCCGCCAAGTTCAATGCGTCAAAGGTATGAATAAACAAATCTAAGTTCTGGTATTCCCACGGATCAATCGGCTTATCAGTGGGATGACCACGCGCACCAATCACCATCGCTGCCACGCCATACACCCTTGATTGCGTCATGGTCGCAAAGATGTGGTTATCACACGCCAATGCCTTCCACTCGCGTTCAAATGCCTCGCGCAACATCACTTCCGGCCCACGGGCAAACTTAATCTCGCGCGACTTCGACATCGCCAGCTTCAATGGCCCGGCAGCAATCCGGTAGCCAAGCGGATGATACAAAAACACATCTTTGGCTAATTGATAGCCAGCATTGGTTCCCCATTCGATCGTGTCTTGCTCCAACAACTGCTGAAGCTGATTATTGAGGCCCATATTGGAAAGGCTGACATAACTCATTTTATATTGCCCTGTTATCAGTTAAGGATAATGCTACACCATAAGTAAAGGTGTCCAATAAGTCATCAGCACGTTTATATGCCTCTTTATCCCCAATTCTAAACGTAGTCACTTGCTGAAGGAAATGATTCATCGTCCTGCCTTTCCACACAATCGTCTTTTCAAAGGCATGACGGCTGACCTTACAATCCCCCGCGTGAGCCGGGCCACCCGCTGCCATCGCTCGCTCGTCCTTACCCTTCGCCATCAACTTAGAATCAATCGCGTGAAAAGGCCATGCTCTCGCTTTCGCCCATTGCAGCAACACACTCCCACCCGCTGCATCTTCAACAAACACACCTAAACTCCCATTCCGCGCAGATGTAGCCTTCGCCAATTCTTCGCACCGCTCTAATATCAACGGAGCCAAATACTCTAAACTGGCTGCCTCGATCGCAAACGCATCGTAGTCCAACACAACCAACTTATGCCCAAAGTGACGATTCACCGCAAAGTACATCACCGCTGTCGCGTCATTCTCACTGCCACTCTTCACCGCACAGTCCATTACCGCAAACACCGCATCACACTTCTCAGGGTAATCAACCGGCTGCTCGTCAACCAAGAAGTACTCCAACTTGAAAAACGTACTATTTGACCAAGATATAAACTCAGCCAAAAACTCCTGTTGAAAAACCAGCGGATGATTACTCTTCTCCTCTTTCGCCAACTCGTCCTGCGGCACATAAGGATTCGATGCTGTCGGCGCATGGTGAAACTTGAACTCCAAATCGGGATCACGGCATATTTGAAAAAAGAAATTCTCTTGATCCACGCCATTGGGAGTCGAAAACATCCAAGCATGACCCTTGGTCGTCAACATGGTCGGCTTAATCGACTTCTTCCAAATATCCATCATTTGCGCATTTTTCGAGAACGCCATCTCATCACCCAACACCAAGTGATATTCGCGTCCACGACCCGCCAATTCATTGTCGGTCAAATACCAGAAATCCAAATGCCCACCATTGATGGTGCGAATGATCCCGTCATTCTTACTAGAGTTGCGCGTGACCGGCTTTAACATCGCTGCCAACTCTTCATACGGCTCAAATAACTGACGGTGCTCAGGTGCGAATATACCGACTTTGCGACCCTGCAAAGCATACTGAGCCGCCAGCGTCACCAAGAACTTCGTCTTGCCCCATCGCCGACCACAACACACCGCATTCAGTCTGCCACGGTTCTTCCACAGATTAGCCTGACCCCTGTGAAAAGTCGGTGGATCAATCTGGATTGTCGTCATCTAGCGGCAGCGCACCCTTAACCTCAATCACCAACTTATTGTTCCCGTCATCCGTCTCACGCCAGCGACCACGCGTCTTCAAAAAGAACATCGTGCTAGCAGGAATCTGCATGACCGTGGCTTGATGATACAAAGCGTTTGCTACATTCATCACCGCGTTAATGTGACCGTCTTCCAAGTCATCTTTGTAATGCTTCACCAACGTCTCATGCGTAATTCCCAGCCTACGGGCAATGTGCTCATGCGTAATGCCAAAGGCAGACAAGTCACGGACGGTCTGCCGTGTTTGTTCAGTCGGCTTGTGTGAAGGCCGACCAGTTTTCTTTTTACCTTTAGAATCAACGAGTTGTGCGCTCATGTATCGGTTCCTTACAAAAACGTCAGGGATAAGATTTTTATAATTACGAAAAACTATACCAGAAACCGCCTTTTTATATTTTTTTATAAAAATTTTCGGCACTTTTAAAAGGCGTTTTTAGGGAAAAAGGGGAAGAAAAAAGCGCAGAGGATAGGGCTGCGCGAATTGCGATGGTAGGGGGAGATCAGTACCTTTTTTATGCGATTACCCGCAGATTTTTGCGCGATTATTGGCTTGCGCCGATGACGATCGGCGCGAGAGAATTGACTAGGCGAAAAAAAAGCCCGTTCGATGACGGGCTTGTAATGGATAAAAACTAGAGCGCGTGGGGGGGAATGGTTACTCTCTTTCCTACCCTACTTGATGGTGGGTTCCCATTTAATATAATCCTCCGCTTTTACCTTTAAGAGAATGATGCAAAAATATTTTGGTAGGAGTGAACTTTAGATTGAACCAGTATGCTTCGGCTTGATCCGTTAAGAAAATCCATCCTCCGTTGTTTGCTCGATGCTTCAATGCTTCACTATAATTTGCGAATTGTACGGTAAGCATATTGATCCTCAGATAATTGAATACATGGTGTGGCCTACTTTTATATATTCCAATCCGTCAATTAAGAGTCGATCAATAAAAAACTTATCTTCTTTGTGAAGATTTTTATCATCCGAATTAACGGTTTTATCCAATTGCCATCCTTGATTATCTTTAATATAAATTGCGATATCCATTTTAATCCTCGAATGATTGTATATTTTCGTGTATAAATTTGCCATTTTCAATGATCATTTTTGCAATTTCAATATTTAGTCCTCTATGTTCTGCAAACTTTTCTACCGTCAAATAATTGTTAAAAAACTCCAAATATTCTAATTGCAGTTTTTTGTAAGTAATCATTGTTTTTTTATCCATTATGCTGCTTCCTTTTCCAATACTGGCTTGATGATCACGGGCGGTTGATCAAAAAACCGAGTGCATCCCTCGTAAGCCGGCACAACACTAGAGCGAATTGGCATGATCACGCCTATAAAATTATATATTTGATCAATGGTAATTGCCGCAGAATTATCCCCATTTTGATGAAGAATAACGTCGTGCGGTTTTTTATCAAACTCCTTTGCTACCTTGATAAACCGCGCCAATAACTCAGGATCATAATTTCCGACCGTGTTACTTACTTCCTTCACAAGTACTCGCTGCCAGTCGGGAAAACGCCCGTCAACGGTAGCGGATAGCATTTTAATAGATACACTGTTTACTTTTACCGATGTAACTTTCATATGATCAATTGGCGTAAACTCAAACTCTACCAATTCATCCTTGATACGGTGCGCGGGTTTAAGGTTTTTCACGGTATCAAGCGGCAAAATAAAATCATAGTATTGACCGTCATCTATTTCATTTTCTTGTTTATTTTTATAAACCCCCAGGACGTGGCCATCGGTTGCGACAATCGTAGTTTGTGTGGCGTTGGCGCGGATATACACGCCGTTTAAGTAATATCGGATATCCTTAGTCGCTGCAAGGTTTGAAATTGCTTTAATAGCGTTAAGTGGAGCGTAGATTTTCATGGTAATAGTATCCTTATTTAATCGTAGAATTAAGCGGCAATATCAAGGGGTAGAGCATGGTAATAACTGGCAAGTAATTTTCTAGTTTTATCCCACTTTGCGGGTTTACGCTGTCCTGATTGTAGAATCGCGCTGATATGAAAACCGTTAAGCGGTTGAAAATCGTTTTCCTCGATAATCAGGTTTTTAACGTGGTTTATATGATCGAATAACTGTACTACCGTTCCCGTGAAAATACCCTTGTGCAAGTATTCCATCGGCAGAATAGTAAACCAGTTATTAGATGTATTTTTTTTTGATGGATTGGCAATAATAATAAAATCGTATGCTTTCATGACGTAGTATCCTTAAAAAGTAGAATGATTTAAAACCCTAAACTTTGCCAGAATAAAATTGATACAAGTAACATTAGACCACTGGCAATGATCCAATCTAATAAAGTATTCATGCTGCTACCTTTAAATCATTATTGGTTAAAACGTAAGGCTTATCCCAAGCCCCTACGTTGCAATAATAATA